AGTGGAACATTGGAGGGTTATTCCTCGAAGAGTCAACACGTAAGACAGCTAGAAGTATTATGTCTTTGCACGCTAATAAGCTGTTGCATTTACCTGATACACCAACAACAGAACAGGAACTTAAAAATGCATTTGATGCAACACTTGGCAGTAATCGTATCTATCTCTTTGATCATTTTGGCAGCAGTGACGTTGATAACATTGCGAACAGAATTAGGTATATGGCAAAAGCTTGCGATTGTAGGGTTATTTTCTTGGATCACATTTCCATTGTTGTATCTGGTCAAGATCTAGGAGATGAACGCAAAGCCATTGATAACATGATGACGAAGCTTCGTACATTGGTTCAAGAGTTGGAGATCACTCTGATCTGTGTAAGCCACCTTCGCAGGCCTCAAGGTAACGCAGGACATGAGGATGGACAGTCAGTATCGTTGTCTCAGCTCAGAGGATCAGGATCAATTGCTCAGCTGTCAGATGCTGTGATTACATTGGAACGCAATAGCATGGCTGAGGATGAGAATGAGAGGCACATGACTAAGATTGCAGTGGCTAAGAATCGTTACAATGGATATACAGGCCCAGCGTGTACTTTGAAGTACGACATGGAGACTGGACGTATGATGGAGATACAAGATGAGACGCTTTAGTCGAATGAAGGAGGATATGTTATGAGTGCATGGTTAATCGCTGTAGTAGGAGTAGTCTACACTGTTGTAGCTATTGACTTACTCGTTAAAGGTAACACTGGCTTAGGTATAGCCTTCGTAGGTTATGCTCTAGGGAATGTAGGACTATATCTGGAGGCTGCAAAATGACAGGTACTATACCTAAGTGGATGCAAAGGATGATGGACATTGGAGTTGCTCCAGAAGTCATTGAAGAGAGAGCTAATCGTAGACGCATGAAGGAACGTGAGTGGGCTCAGAGGAATAGAGACATCAAAGCTGCACATAAGAGAGCTTATAGAGCTAAGAAGAATCAAACTTTAGAGACTGTATCAGGATCTGCTGGAGTAGCTATTAAGTATACCTACCGTCCTAACTGGAAGGAAGCTCCTGTGTATCAATGTACTGAGTTGAACTATAGAGGGAAACAAATATCATGATTCATACTGACGAAGTATTACGCCTTGCATTGGAGGCGTTGGAAAACTGGTTGGAATTTGACCCTGAAAACTTTGGCGAAGTTGACAAAAAAGCCATCACCGCCATTAAAGCCGCACTAGAAGCGAAGGATGAGCCTTGGGAGAAGTTCTGCGATTCACATTGCGTTTGGACTGACCATCATCCTGATTGCAAGTTGGCACAGCGCACATGGGGAGGGCTGACGGATGATGAAATTGATACATGGAACATTGTTGGGCATGAAAGTTTGCGTGAATTTGTCCGAGCCATTGAAGCCAAACTCAAGGAGAAGAACACATGACTAGGAAACAAAGAGCGTATCTACACATCATCATTTTGCCTTTTGTTATTTCAGCGGCAGTTGAATTTTTACCTGCGTGGCTGTACTGGCCTATTTCCTTAATTGGTGGAATGGCTTGGCTTGGCTCTTGTGCAATTTTGACTGAAAAGGAAAACACATGACTGAATGGACAAAAGAGGAAGACGATGAGTTTGAGCGTATCGAACGAGAGAACGCTATGAAGTCAGGACAGCCATACTTCTTTGATGGTGTGTATGTGTCTGTATCTCAGCGTAATCAAGTCTTAGAAGAGGCTGCAAAGATGTGTGACACTTTAGAAACATGTAGTGATGCAGAGTTTTATGGTCATGAATTTGCTACCGCTATCCGAGGAATGAAAAAATGATTGACTTAGATAAGATAGCTGGTAGAATGCTTGACTTGGAAACGAAGTACTATGAACTTCAAGATAAGTATCAATTACTCATCCATCACTACGAAGACTTGAAAGCTGAATATGAGACGTATTGTGCTAGACATAGAGACAACATTAGATCACAACACGATCTGGATGGTAGTCACTAAGGACATCGACACTGGAGAAGTTAAGGTATGGAAAGCAGCAGACAACCTCGTGGAGTATTTAAAGGACGTTACGTTGATAGTAGCCCACAACGGGATAGGCTTCGATTTTCCGATATTGAACAGGCTCTGGAGTACGAAGATTCGCTTGAGCCAAGTGTACGATACACTGATAGCGTCAAGACTGCTAGATCCCTCAATAGAGAACGGGCACAGCTTAGACGCTTGGGGAACGAGACTCGGAAGGAAGAAGATTGACTATGCAAGGGTATGGACATGGCTAATGGAAAGACGAGAGGAGTACAAAGGTGAGTGCTTCAATGTTCCTCACATGGCTCTTCTGGAGTATTATTGCATTAGGGACGTTGAGGTCACTTGTAATCTTTATAAGCATCTTAATGATGAATTCATTAAGAAAGGCTTTTCACAAGAAAGCATTGATCTTGAACATAAGGTAGCTTCTATCATAGCTGAACAGGAACGTAATGGCTTCAAACTTGACTTACCCTTCGCAACCTGCTTACTTGCTGACATCAAAGGAAAGATGGCAGGAATATATGAACAGATGCAAGAGAGGTGGCCTCCAGTCATCACTCCAAGGTTCCACAAGACCCATGGAAGACCCATCCAAGATTCCGTTGATACTTTCAATCCCGGAAGTAGGAAACAAATCGGAGAGAAGTTGATTCAGTTAGGATGGAAGCCAAAGGAATTTACTGAGAAGGGTCAACCTATTGTCGATGAGACAGTATTGGCTAATGTCACTAAGATTCCTGAGGCTCAGATAATCGCTGAATACCTGATGCTACAGAAACGTGTAGCTCAGATTGAAAGCTGGTTAGAAGCTGTAGGTAAGGACGGTAGAGTTCACGGTAAGGTTATCACTAATGGGGCTGTAACTGGAAGGATGACACACAGTAGTCCTAACATGGCACAGATTCCTAATTCAGGTAGTATTTATGGAAAAGAATGTAGAGAATGTTGGACAGTTGAAACAGGTAACGTGTTGGTTGGTTGTGACGCTAGTGGCCTTGAGCTTCGTATGCTTGCACATTATATGAAGGATGAAACTTATGTTAAGACAGTCACGGAAGGATCCTCTAAAGATGGGACGGATGTTCACACGCAGAACCAGAAAGCTGCAGGCCTTGAAACGAGGGATCAAGCTAAGACCTTTATTTACGCATTCCTATACGGTGCAGGGCCAGCTAAGATTGGTTCCATTGTCGGTGGTAATGCTAAGGCGGGACAGAAGCTTATCGATGCCTTTCTTAAGAACACACCTGCCCTACAGCGTCTTCGAAGTACGGTTAGCAAGTATGCGGGTAAGGGCTTTGTACCGGGGCTTGATGGTCGTAAGATATGGGTCAGGTCAGAACATGCTGCCCTCAATTCGCTCCTTCAAGGGGCTGGGGCGATTGTAATGAAGAAAGCTTTAGTACTATTTTATGATAAGACTAAGGCAAATAAGTGGCCTGTAAAGCTGGTAGCTAATGTTCACGATGAATTTCAGCTTGAAGTTCCTAAAGAATATGCTACAATAGTAGGTGAAGCTGCAAAGCAAAGTATCGTTGAAGCTGGTGAATACTATAAGCTTCGTTGTCCATTAGACGGGGAGTATAAAATTGGTGCAAACTGGCGACAAACACATTGAGAAGAATCAAATCCTATTTAACGTTGAAGGAGATACTTTCAAGGTTAAGATAGGTGAGGATCTAGATCTTGAAGAGGTATATACAGTGTTGGCTTCAGCATTGGTATACTTAGAAGATCTAGCTATGGGTAATATGGCTCACCCACAATCAAACGAGCTACACTAAAGAGGACTAAAATGGTATTTAACATTGAACCTAATGAAGCTGCTTTCATTGTTCGTGTGATTGGACAACTTCCTACTGAGTCAGGTGCATTCCCATTGCATCAGAAGCTGGTGGAACAATTCCAAGCGCAAGAGACACAGAATGCAGTTGTTGTGCCTGAAAAGACACCTGAGTAAACTTAAACATTAACTAAAGGAAAATGAAATGAGTATTGATAGCATCAAACCCGTAAAAGTCGCTGGTGAACTGTATTGGTCTAACTGGATGAAAGAGCATAACAAGAAGTTCAGCGAAACGAACGATAAGTATGAATGCACACTTGGTCAATTGAGTGCAGCAGCTTGCAGTAAGCTTGAAGAGTTAGGTATTAAGATTAAAGACAAAGAAACAATGGGTAAGTTCATTGTCGGTAAGTCTCAGTTTGTGTTTGAGCCTGTCGATGAAGAGGGCAATCCTGTAGATATCTCTAAGATTGGTAACGGTACTAAGTGTTATGCACTGGTGTCTTCATACCGTCATAAACTATCTGCTAAACACGGAGCAGCTCCCTCAATTAAGAAGGTTGTGATTACTGAGTTGAAGACTTATAATCCCTCTGTTGTAGCTGAAGAAGAGACGGATGACATCCTCTGACAGGCCAACTGAGGCTATTGTAGATGCTGACTTTTTAGTATATAAAGTTGGCTTCTCCAATGAGGACGAAGAGGAACGGTGGGCACTAAATCGACTCACAGAGTGGTTTACCGATATAATCTATATGCGCTTGAAGTGTGATGACTACAGAGCTTGGATTACAGGTAAGACTAACTTTAGATTCGAGGTAGCTACCACAGTTCCTTACAAGGGGAATCGTAAGGATGCTGCTAAGCCTAAGCACTACGATGCCCTTCGTAAACATCTAATGAAGCTAGGGGCTAAGATGTCAGAGGGTGAAGAGGCTGATGACGCTGTAGGTATTGCATCTACTGAAGGTAACTACTGGATAGTGCATGTAGATAAAGACTTAGATCAGTTACCCGGCTGGCATTACAATCCTGTAAAGGATGAAGAATACTATGTTACTGAGTTTGAAGGCTTATACAGTTTCTATAAACAGATACTGACAGGTGACAGAGTTGATAACATAGAAGGTATCAGAGGTATTGGCCCTGTAAAGGCTGATAAGATCTTGAAAGATTGTACAACTGAAAGGGAACTATATGAAGCTTGTATCAAAGCTTATGACAACAATACTGACAGGGTACTGGAGAACGGTAAGCTCCTATGGCTAAGAAGGAAACCAAACCAGATGTGGCGACCACCTTCAGTCTCGCAGGAGCTGTCTGGACAGTAGAGCTTGTTAACCACTTAGATGATATGGGTAAGTGTGATTCTGAGAAGCAGACTATATCTATTCGCAGTGGGATGAATGCTCAAGCTACTGAACAGACCTTCTATCATGAGTTAGTACATGCTATTATGTTTACAATGGGTAAACTAAACCACGATGAAGAGTTTACAGATGCCTTTGGAGCCTTGCTGCACCAGTATCAAAGGACTAAGGTAGTATGAGCAACAAGAGGAAGCCGCTTACAGTCAGACAGGTAGCTTTAAAGCATGGCTTTAGATCTGGCTTAGAAGACAAGATAGCTGAGAACTTAACCAGTCTAGGCATTCCATTTGAGTATGAGAAGCTAGTGATTGATTATGTTCAACCTGCCAAGGCTAGAAAGTACACTCCTGACTTTGTACTTCTTAACAACGGTATTATCATTGAGAGTAAGGGAAGATTTGTAACAGCGGATAGACAGAAGCACCTAATGATTCAAGAGCAGTACCCTGAGTTAGATATTAGGTTTGTCTTTAGTAACTCTAAAGCTAAGCTTTCAAAGCTAAGTCAGACAACATACGGTATGTGGTGTGATAAGCATGGGTTCAAATTCGCTGATAAAGATATTCCTATGTCATGGTTAAATGAACCTAAGAAAGGAACTAAACGTGTTAAATAAACTTATACAAGCACTTGAGAATTCGCAGGAAGCTAAGAATGCTTGGTATGACTTAGCAGACGCTATCACTGTAGAGACTCTTAAAGAGACTTACCTAAACACTATCAGTGGTGGTTTTAGCAGTGATCCTCAAGATGTTCTGGAGAACTTTAAAGTCAACAAAGCTATTGCTACATGTTTGAGATACTTCATGTACAGACCTGATGCTGAAGAGTTCTTAAAGGAGGCTGAGAGTGAACGTAGAGCTGATTAAAGAACATGAGAATGGTGATGCTACATACAGTTTTGAGCTTACTAACGATGAAGCTAAAGCACTCTTGAGCTTGGGTATCTTAGAAGCTATCAAAGCTGGTATACGTAGGGGTGATAAACTAACTGTTGAAGGAGTTGATCTTGAAGATATTAGTGATACCTGATTGTCAAGTTAAAGAAGGTGTACCTTTAGAGCATCTGACATGGGCTGGTAAAGCTATTATCGATTACAAGCCTGATGTAGTTGTTAATCTAGGTGACTTTGCTGACATGCCAAGCCTTAGTAGTCACGACATCAAGGGGAGTAAGTACTTTGAAGGTCTACGCTACAAGAAGGACGTTGAAGCTGCTAAGGAGGCTATGAAGTTGTTGTTAGCTCCTCTTAGGGAACTTCAAAGGTCACAAAAAGTAGGTAAACACAAGGTGTACAAGCCTCGTATGGTGATGACTCTAGGGAACCATGAGAATCGTATTGATAGGGCTGTTAACAACAATCCAACTCTAGAGGGATTGATCTCAACCAAGGACTTAGACTATGAGAAAGATTGGGAAGTACATGGCTTCTTACATCCTGTATTTATTAACGGGGTGGGTTTTAATCATTACTGGCCTGTGGGTGCTATGGGACGACCCGCAGGGGCTGCTAGTGCTATCATTAACAAGCTTCACATGTCTTGTGTTGCAGGACATCAACAAGGGAAACAAATCGCTTATGGTAAGCGTGCTGATGGCAAGCCTATTTGTGCTATCATCGTTGGCTCTTACTATCTCCACGATGAAAGTTATATGGATCAACTAAGTAACAGACACTGGAGAGGTTTACTTATGATGAATGAAGTACAAGATGGACACTTCGATGAGATGTTCTTAAGTGTTGAATACTTAGGGAGGAAATATGGATAACAAGAGCAATTCAAAATGTAAGTCTTGCTTTTATAGTGAACTATATGGTGGCATTCATCCCTGTGTAGATTGTTTTAACTATGATAAATGGGTTAAACGTGACATCTACATTCGTGATGCAGCTCAGCCCTTAAGTGAAGCTATTAAGGAATGGGTAGATGTTAAGGAAGAGGATCAGGAAGACATTGTTAACAAACCTAAACACTACACTGAGCATCCCTCAGGTATTGAATGCATCCAAGTTACAGAACACATGGGCTTTAACTTAGGTAATGCAATTAAATATATCTGGCGTTGTGATCTGAAGAAAGATGCTATTGAAGACCTTAAGAAGGCTAAGTGGTACATTGACAGAGAGATTGATAAACGTGAACAACAACAACGTAACATTTGAAGAACTGAAAGAGGCTCTCAAACGTTTAGATGAGGTCTCACTCTTGGAACTGTTAGGACTCCAGAGTGATGATCTTGTCGAAAGATTTGATGACATCATTGAAAAGAAACAAGAATACTTAATAAAGGAACTAGACTAATGTATGCCACACACTGACAAAGAACAATCAAAGCAATATTTTGTTGATTACTACGCTAAAAACAAAGAAGCTCTAAAGGCTTATAAACGAGAGTGGACTAAGAACAATAGAGATAAAGTTTCTGTTTATGGTCGTAAGTACCGCTATGGACTAGACAATGATCAGTTCACTAAAATGATTGAAGAGCAAGGTAATTCTTGCAAGATATGTAGCAAGGACTTAGGTACTTGTAAAGCAGTCGTAGATCACTGTCACAGTACAAATAGTGTACGAGGGATCTTATGCAATTCGTGTAATGTTGCCTTAGGTTTCATTAACGATGATTTAGGTTGGTTGAACAAAGCAAAGAAATATTTAACGGAGAATCCATGACAACTACAACAACATTTGAAACACCTTTTAGCTCTGTAGGCTATATCACATACAAGCGTACATATGCTCGTCGCTTGAATGAGGCAGACCCTAACTCAGCAACTGAAGAATTTGAAGACACTGTGAATCGTGTTATCAACGCTTCTAATGATCAACTCAAGTGTAACTTTACAGATGAAGAAACACTACGTCTTAAAAAGTATCTAATGGAACTTAAAGGCACTGTAGCTGGTCGCTTTTTGTGGCAGCTAGGTACAGATACTGTAAATAAACTTGGTCTTTCAAGTCTTCAGAACTGTGCTTTTACAGTTGTTGATAAACCAGTGGAACCTTTTACATGGGCGATGGACTTGCTCATGCTAGGTTCTGGTGTTGGCTACAATATTCAAAAGGTAAATGTTGACAAGCTTCCTCCTGTTAATGAGAATTTTACTTGTCCTTCTCGTCTTGACACCAGTGACGCTAATTTTATTGTTCCAGATAGTCGTGAGGGATGGGTTTCCTTACTTGGTAAGACGCTTAAAGCGGCTTTTCTGAGCCACAGCAGCGGTAAACAAACATTCTCGTACTCAACTCAGTTGATCCGATCTAAAGGAGCTCCTATTAAAGGTTTTGGTGGTACAGCTTCTGGCCCTGAAGATCTTGTGTGGGGTATCGGTAAGATTGGTGAGATCCTTGAGAAACGTGCAGGTAAGAAACTAAGACCTGTGGACTGTCTTGACATTATGAACATTATTGGAGCTGTAGTGGTTGCTGGTAACGTTCGTCGTAGTGCTCAGATTGCTATTGGAGATGCTGATGATGTGGAGTATTTGCTTGCCAAACGATGGGACATGGGAAATATCCCAAGCTGGAGAGCTATGTCTAATAACTCGGTTGTCTGCAATGACATCGGAGACTTACATGATTTCTTCTGGGATGGCTACGAAGGTAAAGGAGAGCCTTACGGACTCATCAATCTCAAGCTGTCACGAAAGATTGGCCGACTGGGAGAGACACAATACCCTGACCCGGACGTTCAAGGCTATAATCCTTGCGCAGAACAAAGCCTTGCTGACAAAGAAACCTGTTGCTTAGCTGAGATTTACTTGCCAAATATTGTTTCTAAGGAAGAACTGATCGATGTTGCTACTCTGTTGTATCGTATTAACAAGCATAGCCTTGCCCTTCCTTGCCATCTATCAAGCACGGAAGCTATTGTGCATAAGAATATGCGAATGGGTATTGGTGTTACAGGTGTACTACAAAGTACTGATGAACAAAAAAGCTGGTTGAGTGATGTTTATACTAAACTTCGTACATATGATGAGTGGTATTCACAGAAGCACGGTTTTAATAAGTCTGTAAAACTTACAACTGTTAAACCCTCTGGAACACTGTCTTTGCTACCCGGTGTTACACCCGGATGTCATCCTGCATATGCTCGTTACATGATTCGACGTATTCGTATTTCATCTAACCACTCATTGGTTCAAGTGTGTCGTGACCACGGGTTCCCTGTTGAGTATCAGCAAAACTTTGATGGCTCTGAAGACCGTAGTACAGTTGTTGTTTCATTCCCATTCCGACACCCAGACAATGCTGTGTTGGCTAAAGATGTTACAGCGATTCAGCAATTGGAAACAGTTAAATGGCTGCAAGAGAACTGGAGTGATAACAGCGTAAGTTGTACCGTTTATTACAAGAAAGAAGAGCTTCCTGAAATTCGTAAGTATCTTAAAAAGAACTATAAGAATAATCATAAAAGCTTATCATTCTTGTTGCATAATGATCATGGATTTAAACAAGCTCCTTTGGAAGAGATTACAAAAGAACAATATGATGAACTTGTCGCTAAGACTACTCTGATTACTTCAATTGATAATCTAGACATTGGTTTAGACGAGGCTGAATGTGCTACAGGCGCCTGTCCAATTCGATAAGGAGAAGCTAAATGACATTAGAGTTTGAAACTAAAGCGGGTCTAGTGTTTGGCTTAGAAGCTGATCAGCTATTCGTCATGGACGAGAATGACATCATGACTGAAGAGCCTGTACCTGTTATCTATCTGCACATAGGATTCTTAACCTTAGCGTTTATCCTAGACTAGCAACTAAAAAGCCCTCTAGAGCTAATAACTCTAAAGGGCTTTTCTATTGGATACTTAAAACTTAGTACTGTATACTTAAGCAAATGCTCTAGTACCTTGTTTATCGATAATCAGTGCTTGCTTTCTAGGTTTAGCATCTGGTGTGTTAGGAATACTTATATGAGTCCACCTGTCAAACTCTCGTATGATCTGATCATATTCTAGACCTGCATCAATGATAGTCCTGACAACCTGATCTGGGGTTAATTGAGGTACTCTGATGTCCACAGCACAACCACTACGATGCTGGCTAGTATCTTTAGAGCCAACAGCGTCATTGACTTGCTTACTTCTAAAAGCTGAGTTAACCATGACTGGTCTTCCTCCAAGCACTGTCTTGACCTCTTCGAGGAAGGCTGCAAGTCTTCTAAGGTTTGCAAGTTCTTGTTCATTGGGTGTATTATCAAACTGTCTGTGATCTGTATGAGTTAACTCTTCAAGAGTAAAGTGTTTAGTAAGGTTCATTATTTCTTAACCCTATCTGCAATCTTTTCCATTGTACGACCACCGAAGTAGAAGGACATCACAAGCATTCCCCACTGACCTAGAAGCTCCACATAAGCACCACGAGTCTCATACTCAAATATAGATGCAATTGCAAAGCCTGAGTAAGCTGCTAACAGGAACACTAGAGTCAATGGACGTATATTCTTAGACATCCATGAGTCACTAGCCATATCAGCTTGCATACGCTGAGTTAGATTGTTCTGTTCAGTCTCATAGAGTTTAGTTTCATTAGCCATTTTAGCTAACTCACCCTCTTGAGCCATCCTCTGTAGTTCTAACTGAGCTTTAGCTTTCTGTTCAGGGTCTGGTATAAGTTTATCAATTAACTTACTACCTACATTTAAAAGTGCATCTAGTGCAAACATGTTTAATCTCCTTCTTACTATACGTATTTATCAAAGTGCCTAGTATTATTAAAAGTCTCTATCTCTATAGTAGTTTGATAAGCCCTTTTGTTATATAACTCTAAAGCATATTCCTCAATAGCATCCCTTACCTTCTGAGCTTTAACTGCTTCCCTGTACTCATATTCAAGTCTCTCAACTCTCTTCTCAAAAGCTATTGACTTTACATCGTGTGTGTCAGGGAAGACAAAGGGATACCATTTGTGTAACGAGGAGATCACTTCTTAGACTCCCTTAGAGTAGCCTTAGCGTGTTCGTGAATAAGTTTCTGTCTTAGTTCTGCACTATCAGCAGTACCTGCCCAACTACCTAGGTTATTCCATATATCATTCAACTCATAAGTGGTACATTCGTATATTGAAAGTATTCTTAAGAGTTGTTGATGTCGCTCTGAAGGATTATGGACAGATTGAGATATTAAGTAAAACTCTCTAGCGCAGTTAGTAGGAGCTACTTGAGCTGACGCTAACAGCCCTATGATTAGTAGGGCATATATTAGCTTTCTCATGATTACTCAGCAAACTGCTGTACTGGTTGTCTTTCACTTAAACCAAGTTCACCAGTAACTACAGGTGCTAGACCACCAAAGATACCTGCAGAAGCTGTATTCTTAGCTAGTTTATTAGCTATCTTTAAAGCCTTTTTTATACCTTGTTCAGAAGTATCATTTAAAGCTTTCAACAACTCAGCAGCATCGGCAACAGCTCCGGGATTCTTTAAGAATTCTTGTATCTCTGTAGCTTCAGCTTTAGTAGCTTTGTTTTGTACGAACCGACTAAACAAAGTAGAAGCTTTGTAGAATGTGCTTTGTACTTGTTGTCTGATAAGGGACGCAGCCTTAGCAGGATCTGTACCAAACTCACGCTCAAAGCCAGTCTGTTGTGTCAGTGTCTGGTTAACTTTACTACGCAAAGGGAACTGTGCAAGTCTCTCAGCACCTTCTAAAAGATCCTTAACTGTCTGTGAGTGTTCCTTACCAAACAAACTGTCAAGTGCTTTAGCGTTATCAGTGTAGAAAGCTAGTTTATTAGGACTGTTTAAACCAATCTCTAATATAGTACTCTTTAGTCCGTTACGCAATGAAGTATCTGATCCAGCCATTCGAATAAGC